CGGGTGGTATTTCGTTGACGCTCAGGTTCGCTATCCCGTCGCGTCTACGGTCGGGGTGCGAGGCTGTCGAATCCGCTTGAATGGTGCCGATAATGACGTGTCTTACGGCGCCCCCACTAGCAGCGACGGAATGACTGTTAAGTCGAGCACTTACGTTCAGTGCGTTGCCGGTGATCAGCTTCAGGTCGGCGCATTCCAGACCACGGGCGCGGCCGTTAACTTGACCGTCGCAAGCTCCTATTACACGTTCATTCGCGCTCGCTGGATCAATGCCTGATGCTCACGACTTACGCGGGATGGGTTTTCGGGTCAGTGGCCGGCATAGGCGCCCTTGCTGCTGCCTATATCCGTGTGCGGTCGTCCGTGGACGACCAGACGGCCTCTATCTGGAAGGGCGAAGCCGAGGCTCAGAAAGCCCGTGCTGATCGCCTAGAAGTGGCCCTGAGAGAACTTGCTGACCGGGTGGCCAGGCTCGAAGAGACTAACCGCCACCTTTCCGAGCTGGTCACTGGAAGCGCCGCTATTGCCGAGCTGAAGACGCTCGTGACTGCCCAGCATGAAGAACTTACTTCCCTTATCCGATCCGCCTAGGAGAATCATGGAATTCGTTCAGGCCAGATGGTACGGCCCTGGCCGTAGCACTCCGATTCGGCTCATCGTCATTCACGACATGGAGGCCCCCGAGGGGCCCCTGACTGCCGAGAACATCGCCCATTACTTCGCGAACATGCCCGCGTCTAACAAGGCTTCGGCGCACGTGTGCGTGGACAACAACTCGGCCGTTCGTTGCGTGGCCGATGGTGACCGTGCCTGGCATGCTCCGGGCGCCAACTCTGACGGCCTCGGGCTGGAGATTGCAGGCTATGCGCGTCAGTCGCGCGGCGAGTGGCTTGACCAGTATTCGAAGGGCGCTCTCGAACAGGCCGCGAAGGTCACCGCGGATTGGTGCCGGAAGCACAAGATTCCGGCCGTGAAGCTCAGCGTTGCCGAGCTGGTCGCGGGTAAGCGCGGGATCGTCGGCCACCGGGACGTGTCGGCGGCCTACCGGCAGACGAACCACTCGGACCCCGGGCCCAACTTCCCCTGGGATTACTTCCTGGGGCGTGTAAACGCGATCCTGAACCCCCCGAAGCCTCCGGTTAAGAACCCCTCGAAGCCTGCCCCTTCGAAGCCTTCGAAGTACGTTCCCCCGGCTTTCCCGAAGGGCCTGAAGCCCGGCTTCTCGAAGCCTTCGGCGAAGAGCCTTCAGCGTGCCTTGAAGGCCGCTGGATTCATGAATAAGAGCGTTCCCGAGTCTGACACCTACGGTCCGAAGACTCAGGAATCGGTGGGCATCTTCCTTCGGAAGTACCCGCAGTTCGCGGCTAAGGGCGTTGCCCATGACGTCGCTATTGGCCCGAAGGGTTGGGCCTACCTCTTCAAGTTGGCTTACGGCAAGTAAGGATCATCTGTGTCTTTCCTGAAGTCTCACCCTGCCCGCGTGTACGCGCTGGCCGTTGCTGTCCTCGGCCTGGTGGCCGCGTATGGCATCCACGTTCCCGCGGCTCAGATCCTCGGCGTTGTCTCGGCCGTCCTCGGCCTGGTCGGCGGCGAGCTGGTTCAGCGCGTCGAGGACGGTAAGACGTCCGACGCTCTTCTGACTCCGTCGCCCGGTCACGTCGACCTGTCCGACGAAGGCTGACTAGGGCGGGGCCGTGACTGCCTCCCACGGCCCTTCAGCACGTCCTAGCCGAACCCCCCGACACCCTCACCGGTGTTGGGGGGCTTTCGTCGTTCCCGGGGACCGTTTACACGGGCCCGCGGTGCCTGGCAGGTGAGTACCCTCGGGGTATGGCTTCCGAGCATCTGGGGGACCGACTGTCGCGGCTCCGCCGCATGGCTGGTCTGACGCAAGAGGAACTGTCCGAACGGGCCGGGGTGTCTGTCGACGTAGTGAAGAAGCTCGAACAACGGCGGAAGCACTCGGCACGGCTACCCACCCTGCATGCCCTGTCTCTCGGCCTCGGGGCCGAGCTGGTGGCGCTCATCGGTGACCCCCCGGCCGTCCCGTCGACCGGTGACGTTGAACCCCCGCAATTGGTCGCGGTGCGTCGCGCGATCATGCCTCCGATGTTCTCTGCTCCCCCGGAACCTTCCGGGGTCGAGAAGCTGTCGTTGCCCCTTCTCCGTGACGAGATTGCCGAGGGGTGGACGCTGTATCACGGGGCCGAGTTTGGCCGGCTGATGGAGGTCTTGCCCGGCATCATCAATGACGCTCGCTTCGTCTCGGCTGTGGGGGGCATGGACGAACGGGCCGCAGGGCAAGCGGCCCTCGGTAAGAGTCTCCAGCTTGCTGGACACCTGGCTATCCGCCTCGGGAAGACTGACCTAGCTCTGTCCGCCCTCGAACGGGCCATGAACGCGGCCTCGGACTCATCCGACCCCCTTCTAGGGGCCATGGTGACGAACTCCGTAGCGTGGAACTACCAACGACAGAATCGGCTAGAGGACGCTGCACATGTGGCCGTGTACGCGGCTGATCGTGTCGAGGGTGAGCACATGTCGACGGCCGAGGGCGTACGTGTGTGGGGCGGCCTGGTCATGTCTGCGGCCACCAGTGCGGCACGGTCCGGGGACTACGACAAAGCCTCGGAGATGATGGGGACGGCCGAGGATGCGACGAAGCGGCTAGCGACGCTTCCAGCGGCGAAGAACGGCAAGATGGTGAGCATCTTCAACCGTTCCTCGGTACGGATTGAGCGCGTGCGCCTGGCCGTGCAGCATGCCAGGCCGGACGAAGCTTTGAGCCTGGCTAGGGGCATGCGGTTGAGTGCGGACACTCCCCCTTCCTGGCGTACGTGGCTTCTCCTAGACGTAGCTCGGGCGCACACTGATGTCGGGGACGCCGAGGGGGCCGTGAAGGCCCTCGAACGGCTGCATCGGGTTGCCCCGGGGTGGATGCGGCATCACACGCTAGCCGTGGCCATCGTCACCGATCTGTGGGCAGGGCCCTACCATCCCCCGGGGTTGCGGAAGTTGGCTGATGCCCTCGGCGTGAGTTAAGCGCGAAGAAGGGGGACGTTCCGTCCCTGGGGCCTGGTGGCGTTCGTCGGAACCCTGGCTTCATGACCGAAGAGACGACGCTAGAAGACGCCTCGGGCGCGGCCGGCGCCCCCCGCTTACTCCCGTGGACCACTGATGACGGGCGCCCGTGCTACCTGATGTCAGCTAGCGAGGGGGGCGTGCTGTCCGCCATGGCTGATGCCATGGAGGCACACCAGATGCGGGATGCTCGGGAGGTCCTGGCTCAGGCTCGGGGGCTTCTGGAGAACCCCGACAAGCTCGGGCCGCATGAGCTGCGGTTCATCGCGTGCCGAGTGGTCGAGAACCTGGCGGACGCGGTTCGTATCGCCGAGTCACGCGGTATCCGCCTCGGTATCTCCGATCCGACCCCGGATGATGACGCGGAAGAGCTGGAGGACACCACCGCGGATTCTGACGGGTGACCTCGGCCCCTGAACGCCCGAAGCGGCGGGCGGGCCGTCGACCGAACGACCCCGGGCCCGAGACCTTCGAGGAGTGGTTCCGCTCGATTGCCGATGTCTGCGCAACGTGCTTCGGTCACCGGGCGGTGTGGTGCCCGAGCTGCGCGGGCTTCGGTGGTTGCTCGATCTGTCGGCACACGGAGAAGGTTCGATGCCCGCAGTGCGCGGGCGGGAAGCTCGATGGTTGGCGCTGGTAACGACGAAGGGGCCCCCGTAGGGGCCCCTTCTTTGTGTTACAGGCAGCGGCGAAGTTCCGCCCGGAACTCTCGCGTGAGTTCCGTGTACCGAAGTCCCGTGAGCTTGACTATCTCCGTCGTGTCCTCGGTCTGGAAGTTCTCCAGCTTCCACAGTGCGAAGAGCCGCTTCTCTTCAGCGGCGGCCTTCGCGCCGTTCGCGCGCTTCGCTTCGTCCTGGACCTTCTTCTGAGTCCATCCGGCGGCCTTCGCCGCGCATCCGGTCCCGTAGTAGTGGTCAGTGACCGCGTTGCCATCGGCGTCGAGCTCGATCATCTGGACAGTGCCCTTCAGTTCGGCCCGTCCGCAGAGTTCGCAGTTCGTGAACTGGTCCGTCGTTCCGCCGACTCGAAAAGCCTTCATGGCGTTTCCCCTCTTGAGTTATCAAGTCCGGCCCCTGGGGGCCGTTCTCTCGCTGACAAGGACAACTGTAGAGGGTTTAAACGCTCGGGTCAAATGCTAGGTTCAGCCTCGGCCGGCACTGTCGTGCCGGAAAAGGGAAAGGCCCCCCGCCGAAGCGGAGGGCCTTTGCTCTGTCAGTGCTTGCAACCGTACATCGCGCACCCGTGGGAGTTGAGACGGTAACCGCAGCGTCCGTGACGCTGGGCCCACCGGATCAGTTCGGCATCTTCGCTCATCTCGCGAATCTCGCTGATCAGGTAAGACCCGGTGACCGGGTCGGCAGCCTCGCCCTTCTCCCCTTCGCGCTTGAAGGCCGCGTAAGCGGTCTTGATGTCGTCCTCGTAAGCGGCCAGGTCGAACAGGCTCCCAGTGTCGCGCTTCGAGTAGGACACGCACAGGAAGACAGTCTTCTCGGCGGTCGCGTTGACGTTCGTCGCAATGAACATTGCGTTCCCCTTTTGAATTTTCAACCGGGCCGTTCGGCCCGTTCCCTCGCTGACAAGAGAACAGTAGCACCGTTTAAACGCCTAGGTCAAATGCTAGGTTCAGGGAACGCAAAAGGGCCCCGCCGAAGCGGGGCCCCCGGCCGTCTCTACCAAGCTTCGATCAGGCACTCACTGACCTTGACGTGATGGAAGTTTGCGGCCGTGTCCACGCGGTACATGCCGTTCTTCGCCATGACTCGGGTAATCGTTCCGACGCATCCGAAGCCGGGGCGGGTAACTCGCACTCGGGTTCCGGTCTTCAGGAGCATTGCGCGGTACATCCGGGGTTCCTTCCCTCGGGCCCTAGGGCCCCTTCTCGCTGACAAGAGAACAGTACCGCGTTTAAACAGGCTGGTCAAATGCTAGCTTCCGGGGAAACAGAAACGGCCCCCGAAGGGGCCGTCCTGGTCTATCTGCTAGCCGTTGCGCACCTTCCGGCACCGGTCACAGACACAGTCCCGGTCGTGCAGCGCGGTGCACTCCGCGCTGAACGGGCTCTGTCCGGCGTCGAGTATCGTTCCGCAGTTCCGGCAGTAGCTCACGCTCTCTTCTACGAAGTAGAGCCACCGGTGAATACCCTTGCTGAGTATCACGCCCATGTTCTTCCCCTTCTCTGTACCCTCTCGGGTCTCGCTGACAAGGGAAAGACTAGCCGTTTAAACGGGTCAGGTCAAATGCTAGCTTCGAGGGAATGAAAAAGGGCCGGTTGCCCGGCCCCGCTTCGCGCCCTCGGGTCAGTCAGTAAGGCCCTTAGCTTGCTCCCACTCGGCCACGTTCCACGCGTCGACTCGCACGATGGACGCGTCAACGGCCACCAGGGCGTAAGCGCGCTTCACCTCTCGGCCGGCCACCGCGGCCACGTCGTACAGGGTCGGTACGCGCACGGTCATGGTCCACTCGCTCACGTCCGGCCAGAGCTGCGCCGTGGCCCCATAGTCGACCAGGGCGCCCGTAACGGCGTCGAGGGCGGCGGAGTTCACGGCCAGGTCGAAGCGGTCGTGTCGCACCCTGACAATGGCCTGATAATCGCGCATGGTTTAAACCTTTTCTCTCGCTGACATGGTGAAGGGGGCCGGTCGCCCGGCCCCCGCTGGTGAGGCTACAGAGCCCCGAACCTCTTTGCTACGGCTTCGTTGTTTCGCTGTCCTCGGCCGTTCGTGTTGCGGGATATCCACTCGGCGGGCTTAGTCGGATCGTCCGGGAAGCAGAGCCACCCGTGATTACGTCGCTCGACCTTGTAGCCCTGTGCTTCGATCGCTGCGGCCAGGCCCTCGGGGGTTCGCTTCACCTTTGCCATGTCCGTTCCTTCCGCCGTTGCTCTCGCTGACAGGTGGAACGTTACTAGCATTGAACCTGTCTTGTCTAGTCGCTTCGCGTCCATAGCTAGCTTGTGGTTGCTCTTGTCTGTTGTCTTTGCGTTTCCCATGCCTCGGGTGCCTAGAGCGGGTGGAGTGGATTGGACCCCCCCTTGAAGCAAGCAATAGGCCCCCCACGTATGGGAGTTGCTGACTTCAAGAGGGAATCCTGTTCAGTCGCACTCTCGGTACGCCTGTCACGGTATGTCGCTTACAGGACCGGTTAAGGGAATTAGCCTCACCGCAGGGCCGGGTATGTGTAGCTAGCTCCGGGGGCCGCATGCCCAACCCCTCTGCGGGGTTACCGGTCCGGGCCTGCCTTCACCCGATCTGTCTAGCTACTTCGGTAAGCCTCTTTTTTTCTCTACCTCCCGCGGCAACCGGGGTCGGTCTTTTGGTGAGGCAGAGCCGTTCTCTTACTGCCAACTGGTCTGGACTCCCCCGGTCGTTACTCGGGGGCCGCAGGGCGGTTTCCTGGGGCCGCTCTCCCTTGGCATGTCGTCTCCCTGGGGTGCCATCCCCCGGGCCGTCCTACGCGGCCACGGCTCAAGATCAGCCGTGCAGGACGGGACGTTACTTGCATTGAACCTGGGTGCGCAAGCTAGGTATGAGTGATCAACGCCACGCGTTTAAACACAGGTACATAGCTAGCTTCGATGCATGGCTAGAGGCCGGCACTCCGCGGTGGCCCCTAACGGGCCCTCTCGGGCCCCTGAGAACCGTTGCAGCCCGAGGACGGCCCGAGGGGCCCGGACTCCTCCCATGGCGCCAGAGTGACCCACATGGGCCCGATACGGCCGCGCCACGGCTTGCCCTCGGCCAGGGCATCCCTGCCTTCAGTGGCTACGCGCGCCAGTAGCTCCGCCCCTGCGCTCCTCATGAGGCAACCGCGCCACGAAGGGTCAACCCACCGGAGAGAGGCACGCAGGCGGCCACGCATGACCGCGCGCGCCGCTTCGAGGTCGGGGAACACTGCTCCGCCCTGCCCGACCCAATCGCTACCCCATGCCGCTTGAACGGCCATACCTCCAGCCTCGGACATGACGAAGGCCCCCGCCAACATGGCGGGGGCCTCGGTCGAGCTGGTCGAGCTGGTCGAGCTGGTGTTACACGTCCTGGCGGAGAACGTTCCCGAACTCATCGAGAGTCAGGATGAGTCTCTTCGGCTTCTGCACGAAGGCCATGACGACCCATACCGGGGCCCAGCAGAAGAACGTGACGAGAGTCAGGATCAGGTGAAGCGTGTGGTTCACGCTCTTTCCCTTGACCATGACGGCCTGAGCGTCCGTCTGCGACTCGACGCGGTATCCCCCGGCGACCTCACGGGACACGGCCTGAGCAAGGTTGCGGCGGTGCTCAATCTCGGCGGTCATTTAACTTTCCTCTCTCGCTGACTGGTGGAACGAGAGAACGTTAAGGGCCTGATCATGACGGATTCAATCTCAGAAAACGTGATCACGAGCACGCGTTTAAACCCTCCGAGAAGGGCATGAAGAAACCCCCCACCCGAAGGCAGGGGGTTTCCGGGTTTCACGCTCCGATCAGTTCTCCGCCGTGCGCCCTGGCGTACGCCTTCAGGACAGCTTCGGGAATGCGCCCGGTGTCCTTCACCGTGAAGCCGTTCTGACGGCCCCAGGTGCGGACTACCGCGCTCCCGTCCGCGATCGCGGTAACGGCGGCGGCCTGTACGGCCGGAACCTCCCAGAGGGGCCAGGGGTCTTCCGGAAGGGGCTCTTCGTCCTGGTCGAAGTCGACCAGCTCGGCCACCAGCTCGGCCCGCTCACGCTTCTTCAGCATGTGGGCGAGAAGGTGAACGGCCAGGGGGACGGCCAGGGAAGGAACGCCCCGGATGACCGGGCCCGGAACGGTGTCCGGGCGAGAGTTCGCCCAAAGGCTGTAGGCGAAGAACAGAGCGGCAAGGGTCCACGGGTAGGCCGTGGCTCTCCAGCCATGGTCACGGAGCCTGTACGCGGCGAACGTGGCCACGGTCACGAACCCTTCAACGATCAGGGGGTATATCGGGGACAGAGTGGCGTTCCCATTGCTCCCGAGGTACACGGTCCGAAGTGCTTCGTAAGACAGGGTGAAGGCCCCCGCGGCCAGGCCGGCCACCACGGAAGTTACGGCTTTGTCGGTCGTCTGCATTGCTGCCCCTTCGGATTCTCTCGCTGACAGAACAGAAGCTAGCAGTGCGCCAGTTGGCGAATCAAGTCCTAGCTTCGAGACCGAAGAAAGGGGGCCCCTCTCGGGGCCCCCCGGTCGACTACTTCTCGACCTTCACCCACTCCCAGCGGTGAGCCCAGGTCGTGTTCCCATCGCAGCCCTTGTGCCAGGCGCAAACGAGCTTCCAGTTCGGGTCTCCGAAGTGCATTGCGTTTCCCTTCCTTCGGGCCTTTGCGGCCCCTCTCGCTGACAAGAGAAACGTTACTAGCATTGAACCTAAGATGCAAGCGTTTAAACGGTCCGGGATACGAAGAAGGGGCCGGATTCCTCCGGCCCCTCAATCACTCGCCCTTCAGGGCTTCTTCCAACTCCAGCCCCGCCGAGAGGCGGTTAGGCCACCCGTAGCCACCAGGGGCGGTCTTCATCGGGTTGCCTTCCATGTCCGTGCACTGCCACACGTTCCGCCACTTCACCACGTAGCCAATCGGCTTCGGGGCCTCCCCCGGAATGTCGACCACTACCCGGTAGCGACCCTTACCCGCTCGCTCGAAGTCCATTTCCGTTCCCTTCTCTCGCTCGCTGACAAGAGGAATCTAACACGTTTAAACGTTCAGATCAAATGCTAGGTTCAAGGGAAAGAAGAAGGGCCCCCCGAAGGGGGCCCCCAGGGGGTTAGAGAGCCGCTAGAACGGCCTCGGCACGGTTGCCGTGCCACCCGGCCCACGTGGGGGCTCCGACGCGAAGGGCCGTCCAACCCTTGGCCGTACGAACGCCCTTGTCGGGGCCAGCGACCCAACCCCACTTCTGGCCGTCGATGTGGACCTCATAGATGCGCGCCTCGGCGTGCACCGCGTTGCCGTTGACCTCGGTGGCGGTCTTGTACTGAACCTTCATGGTGTCCCCTTCGGTCGTGCACCGGGCCTTTCCCGGTGTCCCTCGCTGACAAGAGAAAGACTACCCGTTTAAACACCCTGGGTCAAATGCTAGTTTCAGCTCGGCCGGCCAACCTGCCCGGAACGCAAAGAAGACCCCCCGAAGGGGGCCTTCCTGGGGCCGTCAGGCTATGTCCATCACCGTTCCGAAGGGGCAGACCGGCATTCCGACCTCAATCCACTTCGCGGTAGTGCGGACTACGTAACCGCCGCACTCGCACCCCGAAGCGCACTGGAGCTTAATCATTCGGGTGCCTTGCTTCTTCGGGCCCGAGGGGGCCGCAGGCTCTTCGGGCTCCTCCGGGGCCTCGGGGTCTTCCTTCGGCTTCACCGGGGCGCCCATGGTGTAGAGCTTCGCGTGATCGTACGGGCCGATCTTCTCGGCCAGGGCCTTAAGCGTCTCGGCAAGCTCAGGAGTGGCCACCGTGGCAGTCATCTTGCCCGTAAGACCGAGGGCCTTAGCGTGCTTCGCAAAGTCGCCCTTGTGGCCGCTCTTGCAGTTGTCCGCAGCGTGGACCAGTTCGTGAATGAGCACGTCCAGGACGCGGGCCGAGTCGTTCATCTCCGGGCTAATGAAGATGTGGTTCACGCTGTCCTCAGAAAGGACGGTCGGCCAGCACTGGCCGAGGATCGTTGCACTCTCGCGCTTCGCGCCGTAGCCGAAGCCAACGCTCACGTGGATCTTCTCGGGGAGAGGAAACTCGATCTTCTCGAACTCCGGGCGAAGAGCCTCGATAGCCTGGTGAAGCCATTCTTCGCGGGTGATCTCTCGCATCGTTCTTCCCCTTCACTATCCGGTCGGACTTTCCGGCCGGTTTCTCGCTGACAGGAAGAACGTTACTAGCATTGGACCTGAAGCGCAAGTGTTTAAACGGGCTGGATTCAATGCTAGGATCAGGGCATACGAAAACGGCCCCCCGACGAGTAAGGCCGGGGGGCCGCTGCACCGTACCTACCTCAAGTGTCAGCGAGAGAAAGGGGAAGGTGCGGAACCGAGGCTACAGGACGATGGGTGACGGAAGCCATTCCCCACCGGGCCAGACCACACGGCCCACCTGGGCCGCAGCGATGAGCGTGCGGCAGCTCGGGCACGGTTCGCGCGTCACGTACAGCGTGGCGCCCTGGCGGTGCTCCCTGGGGGTCAGCCGGACGCAGTTCCGTTCGGCATGGTCGGCAGTGCAGTTCGAGTAGTCACTGTTCCGAGGGCATTCCGCGGTGGTCAGTCTGCCCCGAGGGCAGGCGCCCGCAGACAGGCACCCGGGCACCCCCGGGGGCGGCCCGTTGTACCCGAAGCCGACCCCGGTAGGCAGGCCGGCCAGCCGCTGAACCATTACCGCGCCAACCTGAGCACGGGTGCAGTCACCCCGTGCGCTCACGGCCTCGGCTATGCCGAGAAAGTACGCGTCCCACCCGGGCCGAGGATCAGCCACCAGCGGCCCCGGTACGGACCATGTCGCGCACGAGAGCGAACGCCTGAGCGTCGGTGAATCCCGCGTGCTTCAGGGCGGAGAAGTAGTTGAAGAGAGTCGACGCGGCTTCGTCCAGCTCTCGCGCCAGGGCGTACATGTTGGCCTTCACGCTACGTACCTCACAGTCGGTATCCCTGCCTTCTCGGCAAGGTTGGCGGTCATGGTGGCTCCCTTGGAGCCATGGCGGATGAAGGCCAGGCACACATCAGGCTCGGCCTTCACCATCTCGGCGTTACGGCGGAACCCTGCCGCTCGGCCGTGGCGAAGCCACTCGGCCGGATACCGGGCTATGTGCATCCCTAGACGCTTCGCGTACCGGTCGGCCAGGAAGTCCGCCCCGGTAGGACACGCCCCGTGGATCAGGACGGCATCACCGGGGGCACACTTCATCTCGTACAGCTCACGGAAGATGGCACGCTCTAGCGTGCGAATGTCGAGCCAGGTACGGCTACCCGTTACGAGGATCTTCAGGGCTTCTTCTTCCCGTACTGGTCACAGTGCCAAACGGGCTGCATGGTGACGATGGTGGACTTCCCGACCACATGCGTTACGGGCATGTAGTCGTAATGCCCCTTCAGACAGGGGCGGTTGTCGCATCCGACGATTCCGATAGCGGCGAGGAACATCAGGACCAGGGCGACGGTTACGCGGGTCAGACGCTTACGCATAGGGCTTCTCCGGGACATCCTGAACGGCGTTGGGGGCCAGGCCCTGAAGGTGGCCGAGGACCAGGCCGGCGAACTCCCTGATCTCCGCATCGGCGGCCACGTGGTGCCGCTTGCCGAGGACGTCACGCCAGGCCCGAAGATTCCCGGTCACCAGGAAGTCAACGGGGGTGGCGTTCGGGAGAACACCTCGGGCCGCTTCGCGCGCTTGCTTCCGGGGGAAGCCTTCGGCTTCGAGCTGGTCTACGTAGTGCAGGTAAAGACCGAGCGCGTATTCATACTCGGCCGTGAAGTCACGGGTCATGCGGTCATTGCCGCGCATGGCGGGGGGAATGACGGGCTCAGGATGGTTCTTCGCCGTGTCGACGTACCTCTGAGACTCGACCGAGAAGGAAAGGAACCGGTGCCGCTCCAGCTCCAGCAGTAGGGCCCGGGAAACCCCTTCGACGTAGAACGACACTGAAGCGTGTTCGAGGACGGAGAAGTGACCCTGACGGATGATGTTCGCCAAATAGGAACCATTCTCGGCCGTGGCAGGGTTCGGCTTCGACCAGCTCTTGTAACAGGCTCGACCAGCAAACTCGGCTATGTGGTCGGCATCGTGCATCGCCTCGGAATCGAATCCGGCAACGCTAATCATGTTGGCATCGTGAGAAACCGTCGAGGCAACGATAGTGACCTTCAAGGGGAATCCTTCGGGTGTTGGAAGCGACGGGGGCCAGGACTCTTCACCGGTCCCCGTCGCCGTTCTGAACCTATTGTCGAGCCACCACAGTGGCGGATTCAATGCTAGGTTGAAGGGTTTACTTAACCGGGCATGCGCCCGAAGCACACGCTTCGTCGTAGGAAGACTCGACAGTCTTCGCCGCGGCCTCTTCGTACTGCTCGGCAGTGATCCGCTCATAGGGCGACTGTTCGCGAGACAGGTCCGGGAACACGGTGGTTCCCTTCAGGACCGGAAGCCACTTCTTCAACGTGGCCTCGGCCTCGGCCTGGCCGATCTGCCCCGGAACCACGTTCACGGTGAAGCTCACCGCGTTGTCCGCATAGTTCTTCTGGTACATGGCCTGAAACGCCAACATGTCACCGAAGCTGATCTCATCGGCAGACTCGACCAGCTCGGCCGGCAGGCCGAGGGATTCGACCTCTTCAACCAACTTTTCCTTCGTCGGGAACTCCACAACCACGGTGTTCCCGCTCTTGTCGTACACGTCCGTCTCGACGTTGTATCCCTGAGCGAAGAACGCGTTTACACGCTCCGCCTGTACGGCGTCGACCAGAGAGAACCGCATACGGCGGATGAAGTGCCGCGCATAGATCGGGTGGATTCCCTCGGTCGCGCCAGGCATCTTCGCAATGGTGCCCGTGGGGGCAACCGTAGTGACCTTGACGGGGACCGGAATTCTCAGCTGGTGAGCGTAGGCCGTGGCCGCATCCCTCACGGCCTTCTGCATGATGCGAAGCTCGATGCTGAAGCGGAAGAACTTCGGGGCCGCCGAGTAGCGGATCCCTTGCTTCGCTAGGTAGCCCTGAACGCCGAAGTGGCCTACGCCGATACGGCGGTTGCGGGCCAAGGTCTCGCGCTGCTTCGGGTCGTTCACGTCGCCATAGGTGGCCCTGATCAGGAACCGCGCCACCAGCTCGTGAGCCTCGGCGATGGCCTTCATGTCGGGGTCTTGAGTCGTGCTGGTCGGCGCGAACGCGTCGAGGTTCACGTGACCGAGATTGCAGTTTTCCCAGCTTTCGAGCGCAATCTCACCACACGGGTTCGTGGCAATGACTTCGTTCGGCTCCCCAACATTGCTCAGGGAGTAATTCCAGTAACCGGGCTCGCCGTTGTCGAGCATGCCCGCAACAACGGCCGAGTGAATGACCTTAGCGCGCTCTTCACCGGCATTGAGAGCCGCTATGAAGCCATCATCGATCACAGTGCTGATGTTCGTCGTCCAGTGCTTCCCGGAATCGGTCTTGCACCGGATGAAGTCGAGGGCGTACGGGTCGTCCCATTCGACCATGGACATGCGGGCCGAACGGCGGTTGCCACCAGAGACGACACACTCGGCGATGGCGTGGTCTATCTCCATCGCTTCGAGGGGAGTGAGCGACCAACGGGCCCGAAGGCCACGCTCGTTACTGCGGTAGGCCCCGTTCATGACCTCGGCAATGTCGAGCATCATCCGCGCGAAGGGTCGAGGGCCCGAGGCGGTACCGCCGAACGTTCGAAGGGGTTCGCCGGCTCCCCGTACGCGGCTCACGTCGTACACCCGATCCGAGTGCTTCACGTCCTCGGCCATGTACGTATCGAGGACGTCCACCAGGGCGTCACTCCAGCCTTCGCGGCTGTCTTCTACGGGGAAGGCTCCGCCCCACTCGTGCGAGTAGTCCTCGGACAGGACACCCGCGGCCTTCATGGCCGCATAGTCGGGGTGCGACGGGTCGCAGACCACGTGCACGTTCAGGGCCCTTCGAGGGCCCCCGTACGGGGCCAGGAAGCGAGAGCTGTAGTTCGCCCCTACTCCGCCACCTTCCATCAGTCTCATGAACGTGAACTCGAAGTGAGTCGAGAGCTTGTCTCCCCACCCGCTCACGTGACAGTTGAAGAGGTACTGACGGCCAGGGACACCCGAGGCCCAAAGGTGCCGACCAGCGGGCAACACTTTGAAGTCGTACATGAGCTGAATCAGCTTCTCGCGCTCACCGGGCAACCGGTGCTTCTCGGGGACGAGAGACAGGTTCCCGTCGACCACACGAGTCACGGTGTCGAGCCAGGTTTCACGCTGCCCGTTCGGCTTCACCCGCTGATAGGTGCGCTCATAGACAGTCTCGCCCGTAGGGCCAAAGTTCGGAGAGTGGGTAATCAAATGCTGTCCTTCGTCAGTTGCTCATGACCGGGCGCCGAAGGCCCGGCCCGTCATGCATGCGGGCTTCGTCCTGCCGCTTCACAACGCCGTTGTTCAGAAAGCGCGTGATCTTGTCGACGGCCCGAGACAGGCGCATAGCCTCGGCGGGGGTCAGGGTGTCGCCACGCTCGTACCGCTTCGCGATTACCTCGGCGTCGGCCACGGGAAGGGCCGAGTAAGCCCGGTCGAGATCCCAGAGAGCCACGACGATTCCGCCCGAGGTGACGGAGATACCGTCTTCCTTCGTCGGGGCCTTCTCCCACATCTCAGGCTGGAAGAACGCGTCCTCGAACAGGGCCCGAATCTCGGGGGACGTGTAAACGTACTCGGCCGAGTGATAGATGTACGCGTACCGCTCTCGGCCCGCGTAGCGGATGGCTATCTGTCGGAAGTTCTTCCGAAGCTGTCCATCCGGGTAGTCGCTGCTCTCGTAAGTGCTCTGCTTCTCCACGACGTGAAGAAGGATCTCCTGTCGGATGTCCTCGGCATCGAAGCCCGGGTATTCCGCGGAGACGCGTCGAGCGACGCTCTCAGCAAGCTTGTGAATCTTCGGCCAGTCCAGCACTGTCACTCCTAGTTGGCCTTCAGGCCGTAAGTCTTGCCTTCGACAACGAAGGAACCGTTCGGGCGGATGATGACCGGGACCGGAGTCACGCGGTTCTTCTCGACGTAGAGAATTCCGAAGCCCTGTTGCCAGTTGGCGTGACCGGCCTTCAGGTAGTGGGCGCTCTTCAGGTTCATGAGGTTTCCGACCTCGAAGCCGAAGCGTTCCTTCGTGAGCTTCGCGTTCACGGCCATGTGCTCATGCTGGATACCGAGCTTGTGAGTGTGGCCGCAGACGACCGAGTAACCCCACTTACGGGCCAGGGCCATAGCGGTTCCACCGGGCACCCTCGAAGAGGCCCCTTCGTCGCCATGGGCGATCAGCCATCCCGGGGCAAGCTCGTACGGCTCTTCATGCCAAGTAATGCCGTACTTCTCGAAGTTCAGGAGCGAAGGCACTTCGAGGGCCTTCAGGCCCATAAGGCCCGGGGCGCGCGTCCTGACGTACATCAGGGGTCGGTCCATGTGGTTCGACCGCTCGAAGTGAACGGGGCCCGCGTAGACCTTCCTGAGAGGCTGCGCGAAGGCACGGCCGAAGGTGTCACAGTGCGACTGAAGGTCGCCGCGGTACTCACCTTCCATACCTCGGTTCCATCGGCTGATCTGAGGGAAGTCGACTTCGTCACCGACCGAGTGGATCTCGTCGGGCTGATACTGGCCGATGAAGTCGAGGACGTTCCGAAGTGCACGCTTGTCGTGGTACGGAATTTGCATGTCCGACAGGACAACGATTCGCTTCACTGAGACACACCCTTCGCTCGAAGGGCGTCTTCGAGTCGCTTCAGTCGGATATCGAGCATGGCCGCATACACGGCCAGGTCTTGCGCTTCTTCGCGGGCGTACACCACCAGCTCGACAAGCGGCATGGCTTCGAACTTCTGCTGTCCGTCGCCCTGGTCGTACTGCTCGGCCCCGATACCGAGGATTCGGCCTCGGCACTGCCGGATGAAGTGGCCTACTTCGTCGGCGAGTTCTTCGCTGGTCACGCGTCTATCTCCAGTTGCTTCAGAAGGGCTTCGGGGCCGTTGGCCAGGACGTAAGAGTTCACGTCGTGTCCGGCCGGCATAGGGCTGATTCGTGCGTTCTTGATCTGTTCGGCTACCTTCTCGGCGAACTCCATTCCTTGCCCCTTGTCGTCCTGGTCGGCGAGGATGAAGACCGCGCGGTATCCCTTGAAGCACCGGGCGAAGTAGCTTTTCCATGCGCTCACACCGGCGATGCCTACGGCAGGAATCCCGGCTTCGGTGGCCGCTATGGCGTCGAATTCGCCTTCACAGATGGCGATATGGTCGCTCGGTATGAGAAGCGCGTTCGCGTTGTAGATGCGCGGGGGGTCACCAGGGACAGACCGGTATTTCGGGCCGTCCCCATCTCCGAGGCGCCGGAAGCGGATCGTCACGACTCCGGACCGGGTGAGGTACGGGACCGAGAGCATTCCGCGGGCCGTCTCATGGCCCGGCAAGGGGCTTTCGACGTATCCCAGCCTGTAGGAGACTGCGCTGTCCTCGGACAGGCCCCGACTCTTCAAATACGCCACGGCGTCGGGGCTTCTCGCTAGGGCCCCCTCGTATCGCGCCGTAGCTTCTTCCAAGAAGCTTTTCAGCGCAGGATCGGGTACAAGGGAAATCGCGGCATCCTTCCTGTGATGCGATTACGTCGAAGCTGTCGCCCGAGATATCGCATGCGAAGCACCGGAAGCGGTTTTCTTCGGTGCACACGGAAGCCGAGGCATTTCGGTCTTCGTGAAACGGGCACTTGATTTTCCGGAAGCGCGATCCTTCGGGAACGTCCGTCGCTCCGTAGGCTTCTAGCACTTCCGCAATCGGGGGCTTTTCCATCCGCCCTCCCTTACGGGTTCAATGCTAGTTTGCGGGGGGTGGCGGAATCAAAGGTGAGCGTCGGTGAGGCGAATAAGGGCCCCGGGCTCTTCGTCCTGGTGGGCGTAGACCTTGAACGCGTGAAGGGTCACGACTTGCGCGTCATCGTGGTACGCGCCACCCATGCGCAACGCGTCGAGCGTCGAGCGACAGAGCTTGTCTAGGTCGGGATACTTTCCCGGGTAACGAGGGGCCGCGGGCTTCAGTAGGTGCGAATTCCTGCCGGTCCGGTAATGGCTCTTCGGCCTCCGCAGCATGAACCACACGGACACACGCACGAAGGGCACGTCCTCGAAGTCGAGCTTGGCCGTCTCGAAGGCCACGGCTTCACGCCACGGCTTGACCTTCTTCGAGCTTTCGACCATGCGGCCCCCGCCGACGTGCCGTTTGCTCCCCTGCGGGGCGGGCACGCCGTTTACACGTACTTCGTACATCAGCAGGCCGCGCCGTCCCCGGCGAGGAATCGGGCCAGGTCGACTATGTGTTCAGGCTCGGGAACCAGGACTCCCGACTTCTCCAGCATGGCGCGGGCCGTGTGCCAGATATCGGCCCGGCCGGCTACGAACTTGTCTTGCTCGGCCCGGTCACCGTTCAGCTCATCGAATATGGCTTCAGCCATCGAGTCGCATCCTTTCCATATCGGCATCGAGATAGAGAGTCATGGCGCCGGAAGCGTCAGCCTTTCCGGTGCGGTTCTTCACGACAGAGACACCCATCTGTCGGGAGCTGTCGTCGCCGATCCGGTGAAGGGTCAGGATCATTTCCGGGACACGGCCGATCTGCCCCTTAATCTGGGACAGAGGAACGGGCTGGTTACCGTCGTTGCTGTCGCCCTTTACGTGGTGCAGAGCGACCACGCACGCGCCCGTTTCGCGGGCAAGCTCATGCAGGTACTCACAGACCTTTTCCAGGGCGACATACGAGTTACTGTCGCCCTCGGCATCAGGGACAACATTCGAGAGGTTATCGACCACGATCAGCTCAGGCCACATTCCATACGTGGCCGCGAAGGCTTTCAGCTCGGCTTCGAGGTCATCTATCGAGAGCGTCGCGTTGAAGTCCCACCGCAGGTGATCGAATCCGTCAAGCTGCGCTTCTACGGACTTCGTCTTTCCATGCTCTAGCGCGTTCTCGATGTCCTTCGTAGACCAGCCGGACACGTTCGCCGCACAACGCACGAACATGGTTTGCGGGTCGGTATCGGCCGAGAAGTAGAAGGCCGGCACACGGACGTGAAGCGCGAGACCCATACTCAGTGCCGATTTACCGACACCGGGGGCCGCCGCAATGATGGTGAACTGACCTCGGCGAAAGTGAACCGTATTCGCAGCGAAGGTCTTAAAAAGGGTGGGGAGCGGTTCGCCAGTCTTTCCCGCGTCACCCTTGGCTCGAACAATCGTGTACAAGGGCGGTACCTCGGTTAGGCGGTGCGGAGAGCGCGCACGCGAATGCGGCCGTCCCACTCGGGATTACGGGCGATCATGACTCGGGCGTAATGGGCCCGGAAGTCGTTGTTCAGCTTGAACTCATCGTGACTCTTCGTCTGAAGGCCGCGGTTCCACCGGAGGATTTCGCAGAGAAAGCCGATACCGACCGAGGGCTTTCCCGACTCGAACCACGATCCGGCCAGGGTTTCCAACTCGGCCAGAACGTGAGGGTTGTCGGAATGGAACTGACGGAATCGAGCTTCGATCGAGGACACGTTTAAACTCCGTTTCAGGGCATGAGAAGGGCGCGTTGATCGGCCTTCGGCCTGGCAGTCGCGCCCCTGCCATTCGCTACGCGGTGCGGGTTACTTGATGAACTCCAGAGAGCAGGAGTCAGGGGTTCCCTGGGGGGCCGGGCAGGCCCACGCCTTCCACATGCCGGGCTTGTTCTTGTACGGCTTTTCGAGGAACCGCTTCGTGCCGTGCGGGCACGTAGGGGCCTGGCCGTACGGGGTCGACGCCTGGCCACCCCCGCCGCCCTGAGCGGCGCCCTGGCCGCCGTTCTGGCCGCCCTGGTCGTACTGGCCCGGGTGAGTCACCGGACGCGCCCCGAGCATCGACCCGAGGATTTCCTCGGCCCGCAGGGCGGTAACGGCCTCACCGATCAGGGCAGACACGCCGCTCTTCGTGTAACCGTCGAGAAGGTCGACCAACTCGGTCTGAGATTCGGCCTTGATGACTACCCAGGTAGCGTCATGGCCGCCGTGGCTCTTCAGGGTCACGGAAAACTTCTCGGCAGACTCAGACATTCGCACTCTCTTCGTAGGGGTACTGGCGTGCGTCGACTCCGTTGAAGTCGCAGAATCGCCGGACCGTACAAGTCCGGCACGCATCACCGGGGTTGGGGAGGAACAGGCCGCTCTTCACGGCCTGGTCCATCTGCCGGAACCAGCGCGAGACCTTCTCGCGCGTGTAGTCCTGCAAGTTCCGCGGATCGGTAGGGGCGTTGTTCTTCGCCATGAAGTAATCGCCGAATCCGGGCTTCACGCCGAACAGGTCATCTAGGGCGTGGTCGTACACGGCCAACTGAAAGGACGTGTCCGGGAGTCTCGTTCCGGTCTTCAGGTCGCGGACCCGTAGGTGTCCGTCCGGGTACTCCACAACCTGATCAATGAAGCCCTTCACGGTCACGCCCCCGAGCTGGAGAGTGAACGGAAGCTCGATGGCCGGCGAACCCTCTACGGGCTCCCAGATTCGTTCGGGGGCTTCTATCGCGTATTCGAAGTACGCCTCTACCTGATCGCGACCGCGCTTGCGTCGGTTCTTAATGTCCGTCTCGGGCTTCGTCGTTCCGCCCGTAAGCCATCGGGAAGTGTCCGGCTCGATGGCCAGGGCCGCCGCGTAATCGCGGTCCCACGCCTCTTCGAACCACTCGGCGAGCTGGTCGGGCCCGAAGGCCCGGTTACTCCGCTCCCACTTCTCTACGGCTTCGTGGTAGGCCGTTCCCTGTATGAACCAGGCCGCTTGATTCTGCGGGGCCTTCGCTACCTTCTCCAGCCGGTAAGCCTCACCGCACCGGACGAAGGACGAGTATTGGGAGACGGACCGGTGAGCTACCGGTGCCGTCAAGGTCACTTCCCGATCGGGGAGGGGTTGCCCTCGGCCACGTTGGAGATCTCACCGAACGCGGAAGCGAGAAGAACCGTGTCCGAGAACTGCGGGATGAGTCCGAGGGACAGTCGGGCCGTCGAGCCGTTCACGGTCAGTTCGAGAAGGACTCGGCCGAGGCCATCGTCTCGGATCGGGCGGACGGAGACGGTACGGCCGTCAACGTCCTTGAAGTCACGGGCAGGGGTGGAGTCGGCGGAGAAGGCGGTCACTGTAGCTCCAATGCTAGGTTCAGGGCAAAGAGAAGGGGCGCCCGGCCTGGCGCCCCTAAGCGGTCACGTGGAGTTGTGCTCAGCGGGTCTTCTTACTCGAAGATCCAATAAGCAGTGGTGTATTCGTCGCCATGGCCGCATCCGAGAGTTTCACTGGTCCACCCTCGAAGGGGGACGGACCGAGTGGGGATCATGCGTCTTACGGTCTGGAAGTCTTCACAGTCCATGCTGGGGTTGCATTGTGCTATTTCGAGGCGCGTTCCGTTCGCGTATCGCACCCGAGCCACCATGAGCACTCCGGGGATGTCCCAGAGCATGTCAACCCCTTGTAGATCCCTTCCCGCGTCGTTGAGGTCGATACCCGTGGAGCTATCGATCATCATCGTCATTTGTTCCCCGAGGCCGTTGCACGCTTGCTGCGTGCAGATTGGTACAACCCTCTTCACGGCCCCCACTTTGTGAAGAAGGTAAGAAGAGTCTATGTGGAACCTTTGGCTCCGCAAAGCGGTTGAAGATCGAACTAGGTGGCCTTTACCTGTTCTTCAAGTTTCGACCAAAACCACCTAAATATTCGACATTGCCGAACTGCGTTCAGGCGGCGAGACCAGTCAGGCGGCGGAGCCTCTGAGCCACGGTCGTACGCGGCATCTCCAGCTCACGCGCCATGGCAGAGATCGAAACTCCGTCGCGGTGCATTTCCTTGATCCGGTTGTTCGTCAGCTCATCCAGCATGATCACCCGGAAGTGGCGGTGATTCTGACGATCCTCCGGAGAGGTTCCGCCCCACACGCCGAACTCTTCGTTCTCGCCGACTTCGGCGCACTCGTTACGGGCCGGGCAGGCGCCGCACGCGGCCTTCGCCGTGGCAATCGACTTCGGGCTTTCCGAGAACCACTGATCGGGCTTGGCCTCACACGGGAACAAAGGTGCCTCGCTTGCTTGGGGGTGCTTGCGGTTCCATCCGGAGGGCTTCGTTCCGCCCTCCTGACAAGCTCAATACTGCATCCGACCCCCTGACAGAGTCAATGCTAGGTTCCTGGCCAGGTTCACACCTAGGTTCCGGGCAACAGGAAGGCCGCCCCCTGCGGTGCTGGAGGGGACGGCCCGGGTAGTGCTCAGGTGTGCCTAGCTGGAGCGCGTGAACTTCTTGACCTTTGACGTGTCGTCGGCGTCCTCGGGTGCGCAACGGATGATGTCGGTTCCGTCCTCGGGGCGACGCTTCGAGTAGTAGAAGCCACCAGCGACGGGGGAGGCAGGGTTCGGCGGCATGTCGCGGTCGTAGCACACGACAACGTCCGCTTCCTTCATCTCTTCGAGCCACCGGGTGACCTGGCGGTCCTTCGCCTCGGGGATCTTGTCCCCCTGCTCTCGTCGGCTCAGGTACCGCAGCAGTACGGCGGGCCGGGCGTGAGAGTGGTCAGACTTGACCTTCCAGGGGAGGAACTTCGAGTGGTCAGGGCGAGTCTTGACGCCACCAGCGTCACGCAACTGCCAATAGACAGCCCCCTCAGTGGTGTCGTACTCGGCGGCGATCTCCGCGTAGGTCATGCCCTTCTCGCGCAGCTTCAGCAGCACGGTGTTGTCAGGAAGCTTCCGGGGGGCCGGCATGGGGGATGCCCTTTCCTTGGCGGCATGTTTCATGTCGATCTTGACGGTAGCGGTGTACATCACTAACTGTCAACGAACCTGGGTAGTAACGATCACCTAACCAGCTTCAATGCAAGTATACGCATGGTAACCAATACGAGGTTGCCACCGAGGCAAGAACCTAGGTTTGAGCTAGTCACAATCCGCTCGAACGTTCGAATCAGGCCGTTCGGAAGGGGTTGCGGGGCCCTTGTAGAGGGGGCAGACTACCCCCGTAAGGGCTGCGTTTCCGCAGGTCAGAGCCCTGAATCTGGTTGAACTCAAACATAGGTTCACTGCTAGTATCGCGGTCAGTGATGGCCGTCGACCTGCTGTTTCGCGGCATCCTGTCATTGGACACGGAGAGTAAGAACCATGCCGCGCACGACTACGCCAAAACTTAGCTTCGCGAAGGACAGCTTCATACGTCAGAGGGCCGCAGCGTCCCGGTCAAGGGATGTCGGCTACGCGTATAAGAGCCTGCTCAACCGCTTCGAGGGCACCGTGAAGGACTGCCACACGGGCAGTCTCCGGGCACACCACTTCGAAGACTTCTGGTACGGGGACAGTGGCCTGTCGGACACGTGCTCACCTCAGACGCTCGGGAAGTACCGCAACGACATGAAGCAGTTCCTGAGCTTCGTCTACCGCCGCGAGTGGTCGACGTACGCCCCTGACTTCCTGCTCGATGGCATCCGCGAGAAGTCGACCAGGGTCAACCGGAACCGCTACCGCATGACGCGGGCCGAGCTGCGGAACCTGATCGCTGCGGCCGAGGATCCGCGGGACGTCGCCCTGATCTGCTTCGTGGCCTGTACGGGCGTGCGCATCTCCGAAGCCCTCGGCATGCGGCTACGGGACGTGAGCTTCAACAAGGGTGAGCTATACGTCTACCTGCCGAAGACGAAGCAAGAGGTGACGTACCCGCTCACCTCGGATCTGGAGAAGGCCCTTCGCGACTGGCAGATTGCCTACCAGGCCCAGGTGGGGAAGCTCAGCAAGTCGTTCTACCTCTTCCCTGCCTTCCATCGACAGCGATGGATCGAGGGCGGCGGACGCCTGCCGGCTCACCAGTACAACCCTGAGAACCACATCACCGGGCCCCGGAAGCTTCTCGCTCCGATCGCCGAGCGTGCCGAGATCGAGCTAGAAGAGGGTGACGGGTGGCACACGGTCCGCCGTAGCTTCGCGCGCATCCTCTATGACGACTGTGTGGCCATGGGCCACGATGCGGCCCTTCGGATCGTTCAGGCGGCCCTCAATCACGCGAGCGTGAAGACGACTGAGCACTACCTAGGATTGAACCTAGAACGGCAACAGTTCCATAGCATCATGAAGGGGCAAGCCTTCCTGACGGCCGACATAGAGCCCGGTAAGATCGTCACGCTTGACGAGAGAAGGGCGGCCCGTGGTTAAAGAGATCATCGCCAGGTGCGACGAGTGCGGATCGACTGAAGGTGTCCAAGAGTTTCAGATCGTGTACGGGGGCAAGCCGAAGAGCGTCGACCTTTGCGCCGAGCATGGTGGGCCCCTGATCGCGCTGTACGAACTCGGTCAAGACGTCGAGCCGGTACAGGCGGCGCCGCCGAAGCGGGGCCGGATCCGTCACGCGGTGGTGCCGATCGAGGACACGGACATTCGCCCCTCGAAGTAGGGCAACGCAGAGAACCCCCGGACCCATCAGGGCCGGGGGTTTCTTGCTACAGAAAATCGGGACGCCGTTCCCGCCATCGCCGCATCACAACGGGGTCTTCCTTGCCGAGGTAGACCAGGGACGGGGACACGATCACGAGCCATCGGCGGACCCATAGGGGCGGCCTCACCATAGGCCCTCGGGGCCTACGTTCTCGGCGTGAACCTCTCGGTCAATCGGCATGATCGCGCCCCGGAAGGTGGGGCCGATCTTGCACAGGATCGGTTCTCGGGCGTTGAAGATGCACAGGTCTAGGGCCCGATCTAGGTTGTCCTTCCCCTTCGGGGCCTTCACCTTCCCGAACCGCATGAGTAGGGCAGCGTCGAACGCGACCAGCTCGGGCACGGCCAGGGGCCGCCCTTCGAGCCGTGTAAACAGGTCGTCGACC